ATAAAATTGATTTCACTCAAGTATGTGAAACAAGTGCAGAAACTCTTCGCAAAAGTGTAGATGGTGAGAAGACTTTTGTGAAATGGGATCAGGCACCACATGAGATTACTAATGCAGAGACATCTGCAACAGAAACAGTAATACCACAACCACCAAGTTTTATTCAAGAACTTACAACACTTGAAGGAATCTATACTTATGGGGAGATTTTAGAAATTTTAAATACTCCCGAATGGTCTGCACTCATCGAGGGTATGTAAGGTGGCAGTACATTCTGGGCCTGATGTTAGTGAAAGTGATTTGCGTCTTAGTTATGATTTTGGAAATACTGAAAAATCTTTTGGCACTACAAACTTAATACCAAATACTTCTCTTGGAATTTATAATAATGTTCCAAGTCATGTTACTGCATCTTTGACACAAACATCGGATTCTTATAGAGGCAGTCCAATATGGCAGTTGTCTCTCACACCAACTACAGCAACTGGAGTCAGTTATTTGACAGCAGGAAATAATCCAGGAATTGGTGTTTATAATGGGGGTGGAGGTGGTGATGCTGGAGTTTATACAGGACACTCCATATTTTTTAAACCAACAGTTGCAATGCATTCTGCTCCAATATTTACAAATTATTCAAACATTCCTGGATGGCAAAGTAGTACAAACTATGATGATATGCGTGATGGTTGGTATAGGGCAAATGTTATTTGGTATGATACTGTAACCAGAACTGATGCTAAATACTGGGCAATCAATCCAGCAAGTGCTACCTTAAATGTCCCTATAATAATATACTGGGCGGCACCATTTAAGGAAGCACAGAATTATAATAATATAGTTTCTCCATATACTTCAAGTACAAGAGGTTCTGGCAGTGGCATAGTTAATTTAGTAAATTCAACTTCAACTGGAGGAACTCTTATAAATGGACCATCTTACAATAGTTCTAATGGTGGTTCTTTGAGTTTTGATGGTACTAATGATTACATATCTGCTCCAAATACTTCTTTGATTCACGGGACTTCTGATTGGTCATACTCTGCTTGGGTCAATTTTAGTGCGATTACGAGTCTGGGAACTATTTTTGAAAATGGTTCCTGGACCAATTGCATATTAATAAGGTTTGAAACAAGTGGAATAACCATATATTCTATGAGCACTTATTGGGGATTTTTCAGTCTTTCTCCAACTTTAGGTGTTTGGTATAAACTAGATTTTGTTAGAAGTGGGAATAATATTCTGTTTTATTTGAATGGTTCTTATTCACAATCAATTAGTTTTACTGCAAATATTCAACCATCTTCTAATCTTTTTATTGGAATGTCTCAACATGCTCCTGGACAATGTTTCAATGGTAAAATTTCTCAAGCACAAGTATATACCAGAGCACTTACAGCAGCAGAAGTTCAACAAAACTTTAATACCACAAGAGGAAGATATGGTATTTGAACCACTCTCAAAACTGTCTACCAAACCCTTCACAGGGTCTTTTTTGTACTATAATACTCATAATCCTTAGGTATTAAATACTGTGAGATTTGAAACTCAATCAAAACTGGAACTTTTCCTTGATGGATTCCTTAATGTTCTGTATATTCTTGACTGTTATAATGACGGTGATGAATGGGGATATGGTGAGTTCTGGGAGAGTTTAAGTATTGGATGGATGCAGCAATACATCTATGACTATGATGACCCTTACAATATAACTATCAGTCCAGAACGTAAGTTGAGATTAGCACAAGAACTACCAAAGATTACTCTATCAGTAGAGGATTATGATGAATTTGTGCGAAGAATCAATGAACCACAAGATCCTGCTGTGGTGGAAAGGATTAAAGAGATTATGAATCGTAAAGCACCTTGGGAGTAACATCAATGAAATTAATCTCATTTAAACATCGTTATGATTATGGTCATGATTGGTATGTTCAGGTTTTATACACAACTTACTGGGCATTTTTTCAAGGTTCTGTAAGTTGGAATGATTATCCTTGTTGGCCTTATATTCAAATAAAGTCTGGATCTGGAACTGGGTTAGGTATTTTATTTTGGGTATATAAGTTTGGACTTGAAATTTCTTTTATTGATCATAGATGGAATTGGGATTGGATGGAAGATGTTCAAGATGTAGATTCTGGGAGTAATGTAGCATGAACTGGTGGGAATATTGGATTGGTCATTGTTGGATGACAGGATGGCAAAGTATTCGTGGATCTTTTCATATCTGGAGAGATCTAATGACTGGTAATTATAAGGATTATGCACTGATGTGGTATGATGATCCTTATGAGGAATGTGTTAGTTGGTTCTGGACTTATTTGGGAGATGATGATACTCTTCCAAAAGAGTTTCTTGAAAGTCTAATGCAGATGGTAGATGATATTGAGACTGGTAAAGAAAAAGTTATTCCTATGGATGAAGATTTCTTTAATGGATTAAAAGACCTTACTGATGATATTGACACAAAATAAATAGAGTAGTATCATTTGATGTGATACGTACGTACATCACAATTTGAAAATTTTATGGCAAAAGGATTTACTGTAAAAGCAAAACAAGTAGAAGATCAACCAGAGGCACTATTTAATCTGGAAGAGTGTAAAGAAAGAATTAGAGGAAAGACTATTGTATTTTGTCTTCCTGGTAGAGGAGTATCATATAGATTTTTGAAGAGTTTTGTGCAACTATGTTTTGATCTTGTTCAATCAGGTGCACAGATTCAAATTTCACAAGACTATTCTTCCATGGTTAACTTTGCACGTTGCAAAGTTCTAGGTGCAAATGTATTGTCTGGACCAGATCAACTTCCATGGCAAGGTCGTCTTCAATATGATTATCAGTTGTGGATTGATAGTGATATTGTATTCAATACTGATGCATTCTGGGCACTATTTGCAATGGACAAGGATATTGCATGTGGATGGTATGCAACAGAAGATGGACAAACTACTTCAGTTGCACACTGGTTAGAGGAAGATGATTTTAAAAAGAATGGTGGTGTTATGAATCATGAGATGGTCAATACCATCTCCAACAGAAAGAAACCATTTACTGTTGACTATACTGGATTTGGATGGACTCTAATTAAAAAAGGAGTATTTGAGCATTCAGAAATGAAGTATCCTTGGTTTGCCCCACAGATGCAAGTCTTTGATTCTGGTGAAGTTCAAGATATGTGTGGTGAAGATGTATCATTCTGTCTTGATGCTGTTAAAAAATGTGGTTTTGAAATCTGGTGTCACCCACAAATTAGAGTAGGTCATGAAAAAACAAGAATCATTTAGAATTCTTTGTAATGGTAGGGTCATCTATACAGATCTTTCTCAAGATGAAATGTTTGATATTATGGATGATCTTTCCAATGAGTTCCATGAGACAGGTCTTCCCAATCCAAGTGACCTTGTGGTAGAATGTATAAGTACTGAGGAATGAAATTATGGCAAAGCGTCCTTCACTGACTAACAAAGTCATTATTGAGAGCAAACCCAAAAAGACTCGTCAAGGATGTTCTCAAAATACTAAACTTAGTTCATCATCCAGAAATGGAAGAACTAAAAGATACAGAGGTCAAGGAAAATAATTTTTAGGAGGGTAACACCTCCTTTTTTAATAGATAGTAGTAAGGGATAGGAACCCCTTAAAAAGTTCTAATTCATACAGAATTAGGAAATTACCATGCTTAACAGAAATGCAGACAGAGACTCCTCCTACATGTATCAGATGTGGGGGACTGATAGACTAGTAACAGATTACAGACCCACCAAGAAAACCCTTAGAGAGGTCATGCATGATGAATTCCAGTCAAAGGACCATCATTTAAAAGACCAGGCAGATCTTCATGAGAAAATTAGAAATGATGATGACTATGATGACTGGGAATATGGAACAGAACCAATTTATGGAAAACCACAATAAATAAAAGTAACATATTCTACTACTTGCAGGATGCCTTTAGAAAATATATCAAGAGGATTTAAAGACATCAGCTTGTCATTTCTTAGGCATCCTGTAACAAATGACATTCCAATTTTAATTAATGAAGATGCCATTAAAAGGGCAGTAATTAATTTAGTGAGAACAAAAATTGGAGAAAGATTTTTTAATTCTCTTTTAGGTTCAAGTGTTGAATCATATTTATTTGAATTGTATGATAGTTCAATCAAAGATCCAATAGCACAAGAAATTATTACTGTTATTAACAATTTTGAACCAAGAGTAAATTTAAAATCAGTGAATGTTTCATTTTTAACTGATGATAATGAACTTAATGTAAATATAGTTTATGATATTGTAGGATTAGCAGTTCCTACACAGGCAATAAATTTCATATTACAGCCAACTAGATACTAATGGCATTCACTCAATTTACAAATTTAGATTTTGATCAAATCAAAATCTCTATTAAAGATTATTTAAGAGCTAATTCAACATTTACAGATTTTGATTTTGAAGGGTCTAACCTTTCAATGTTGATTGATACTCTTGCATATAACACCTATCTAACTGCCTACAACACCAATATGGTGGTGAATGAGGCATTTCTAGATAGTGCCACTTTAAGGGAGAATGTGGTTTCTCTGGCAAGGAACATAGGATATATTCCACAATCTAGAAAGGCAGCAATAGCAAATATTTCATTTGATGTATTTGGAATTAATTCTCAAATTAAACAAGTAACTTTAAAGAAAGGAATAGTTTGTACTGGAAATTTAGATAATACCACTTACATTTTTTCAATTCCAGAAGATGTGACAGTTGGAGTTGAAGATGGGGCAGCATTTTTTTCAGAAATTGACATTTATGAAGGAACTTTACTAACAAAAACCTTCACTGTAGATAATTCGCAGTCAAATCAGAAATATATTTTACCAAATCCATATATTGACACCTCCACTATTAGGGTAAGAGTCAATAATTCACCTCAAGATTCCACTGGAAGTGAATATTCACCCATAGATAACATTATTGGAGTGGATTCTGAAGCAAAAATATACTTTATTCAAGAAGTTTCTGATGAAAAATATGAATTATTCTTTGGAGATGACATATTTGGAAAGAAATTAAGCAATAATAACCAAATTATAGTGACATATGTTACTACAAATGGCAAAGAAGGCAATGGAGCATCAAATTTTGTATTCTCTGGACAGGTAATAGGTGATAATAATTCAAATTTAAGTGGAAATGTTAGTACAATACTAACAAATATACCATCAGAGAATGGTGATTCTATTCAATCCATAGAATCTGTTAGATATTATGCTCCAAGATTCTATGCTGCACAATATAGAGCAGTTACTTCCAATGATTATGAGTCAATTATACCATCAATTTATCCAAATATAGAATCAATTACTGCATATGGTGGTGAAGAGTTAAGTCCACCCCAATATGGAAAGGTTTTTATTGCAGCTAAACCAAAAAATTCAGATTATTTGTCAGAATCAACCAAAGAATTCATCTTACAATCCCTCAAGAAATACACTATAGCAGGAATTAAGGTAGAATTTGTAGATATTAATGTTCTCTATGTTGAAGTTGATTCTGTTGTTTACTATAATTCCAATTTACTTTCTTCTGTTGATGAATTAAAGACAAAAGTAACTTCATCTATCACCACATACTCAAATTCAACAGATTTGAACAAATTTGGAGGAAGATTTAAATATAGTAAATTAACCTCAATTATTGACTCTACAAGTAATGCCATCACTTCAAACATTACAAAGATTAGAATCAGAAGAAATATTGGTGTTTTAATCAATCAACCAACAAAATATTTAATTTGCTTTGAAAATAGATTTAATGTATCTAACAAAGATCATAACATTAGATCTACTGGATTTTATGTAAATGGAGAGTCAACACTTGTTTATATTGGTGATAGACCAAACTCAGATTTAGAAACTGGCACTTTATTCCTATTCTCATATGAAAAAGGTGAAGTATCCATTAAATTAAAATCAATAGGAAAAGTTAATTATGTCACTGGTGAAATCAATATAGATAATATAAATGTATCTTCAACTGAATTATCAAATAACATTATTCAAATAGATGCTATTCCATATTCAAATGATGTGATAGCTAAAAAATCCATTTATCTAAAATTAGATGTTGGAAGTAGTAAAATATCTATGAATAAAGATTTGATCTCTTCTGGTGAAAATGCATCTGGTAGCAGATTTAATCCAGAATCAAGTTATTTCTCTGACTCAAAGATAAGAAGTTAAAATGAATCAAGAAAACAAAGTAGTTAAAATCAGTGATGTAATTCAGAATCAAATACCAGAATTCATTGTATCAGAAAATCCCAATTTTCCTGAATTTTTAAGTCAATACTACATTTCTCAAGAATTCCAAGGTGGAACAATAGACCTTGCAGAAAATCTAGTTGCGTATAGAAATGTAGATGCTTTTGATAATACAAATTTAAATTCAGATACTTTTTTAATTGAAGAAGTATCAGTTTTTGACGATGAAATTTTTGTAGATTCTGTTGCAGGATATCCAAAGCAATATGGATTAATTAAAATTGATGATGAGATTATAACTTATACTGGAATCACTACAAATTCATTTATTGGGTGCATTCGTGGATTTAGTGGCATATCTTCACTATCTCAAGAAAATAATCAAGAATATTTAACATTTAGCACTACATCAGCATCTGATCATACTACTAACTCTCAAGTATTTAATTTAAGTTCCTTATTCTTAAACGAATTTTTTAAAAAAATTAAATATCAATTTACTCCAGGATTTGAAGAGTTAAGTTTTGATGAAAATATCAATGTACCTAATTTTGTAAGTAAAGCAAGAAGTTTTTATAGATCAAAAGGAACTGATGAATCATATAAGATTCTGTTCAAAGTATTGTACAATGAAGATGTACAAATAGTAAAGCCTTATGATTTTACCTTTACTCCATCTGATGATAAATGGATAGTATGTGAAACTTTTGTATGTGAAGCAATTAGTGGAGATCCCACAAAACTGAAGGGACAGACACTGTATCAAGATGAAAATGCAAGTAAGAAAATACTTCCTGCTAGTGGATCAATTTACAGTATATCCAGATTTAATTTAAACAATAAGACATATTATAAAATTAATATATTTGCAGGATATTCAAACAATTTGAATCCCAAAGGTTCAATTTTTGGAACTTTTGCAGAAACTCCAAGAACATATGTAGTAGAAAATGTACCAGTAAACTCCACTGTAATTACAGTAGATTCTACTGTTGGATTTGAACAATCAGGTTCTTTGGTTATTGGAGATATTACTATTGAGTATACTGATAAAACTTCTACTCAATTCTTGAATTGCACTAATGTATCTTCTGAAATTACTAATAAATCTGAAATTTATGCCTCCAACTACGTATATTCTTATGAAGATGGAGACCTTCAAACTAAAGTACTTTTAAGAATAGTCAATGTTCTTTCTGGAATTGATTCTTCTGATAATTTATATGCATTGAAAGATGATCCAATTAAATTGGAAAATCTTGGCAATGTTGAGAAAACTCCATTTAAAGATTCACTAATTTACAATTTACCATTAACAGTTTATTCTGGAGTAGCAGTAACTTCATTACCATCATACCTACAAGAAGGATTTGATTTATCCACTGGTCTAGTAAAAACTAAATATTCTCATTATTTAAAATCTGGAGATTATGTAGATCTTTATAGAACTATTTTTAATGAAAAAATCAAATCAAATATTGCAATTTCAGTAGGTGGAGAAAAAACATTTACAATAAACCCAGATAGTCCAGGAACTGGCATTTCCACTTATGTTGGATCTAAAATTACAGCAAAAAGGAAGTTATTTAAGTCAAAATCAACTACCTTCCCTGAAATTAATGACCAATTCTTAGCAAACATACAAAACTCATATTCTGATGATTCTTACAATTATATAACATCAAATGGATTCCCCAATTTTAACATAAATCCATATAAAAGGGAATCCACACTTGCAGTAAATACTACTGATTATTCTACATTAGATGGTGATCACAATTTCTATGATGGTGATTTAGTAACCATCCAAGATTACACTACTGTAGGAAACTTTAGCAATGCTATTGGAATAAACACTGGAATATCTCTCTTTGTCAAAAAGATTTCAGACAGTAGCATTAAATTATCATATTCTGCTCAGAATGTTGGACTATCCTCTTACATTAATTTCCTAGAATTAACAAATCCACCAGTAGATATTAGTATATCTGGATATGTAACTTCATTAAATTTAATTGATTATACATTATACGATAATAACTTAACTTCTAACAAGTTATTCAAAAAAATTCCAAAAGTTCCTTCATATCCACAAATTGATATTGAAACCAATCCAGGACCTATTGGAATACTGTGTAATGGAGTAGAAATTCAAAATTACAAATCTTATGATAGAATTTTCTATGGAAGAATTGACTCCATTAATGTTTTAAATTCTGGACAAAATTATGATTTAAATAATCCCCCAAGATTTGAAATAAATTCACAAACAGGTACATTAAATACCACTCTCAGTCCCCAGATGACAGGGAAACTTAATGAGATTGTGGTATTATACTCTGGATTTGATTATAAAAATACTCCAATAGTCACTGTATCTGGTGGTGGAGTTAATGCAGAAGTGAAAACTGAAGTTAAGATGAAACTTGCTTCAAAAGAATTAGAATTTAATGCATCTTCAACTGCAGGATTTGTAGATGATGCTGAAGACTTGTTTAAATTTTCATCTAAGCATGGATTAATTACTGGAGACAAAATAATCTACCAAACTTTAGGTGGAAAGGAAATTGGAATTGGAAATGTTGCTACAGATGTTTTAATTAATGATTCAATATACTATGTCATAAATGTTGGAGCAGGAACATCATTTAGATTAGCATCCACAATAGAGAATGCCATATCAAATCAATATATTACAATCAGAGAATTTGGAAAAGGAACTCAAAGGTTTGTATCTGTAGATAAAAAGAGATGTATTGATAGTGTTACTGTAGTTGATACAGATGTTACTTTCAAATATAAGAAAATATTTGCTTCAGCATCTGGAATAAATGTTTATGACAATATAATTACAATACAGAATCATGGATTCTTAAATAATGATGAAATAGTATATTCATATCTAGGAACTCCATTATCAGGATTAATTCCAAATGATATTTACTATTATGTAGAGGTAGTTGATGAGAATAAGTTTAAATTAAAGCAATCAAAAACTTCTACATCTACTATTGATATATCAAATTCAATTTCAGATTCTACTCATTTCTTTAGATACTCTCCAATAAGAGTGGAAATATCTGGATCCCTATCAACTGATAGTCAAAACAACACTCTTGGTATTCCTGCAACACTAAAACCAATAGTAACAGGAAAAATTGATTCTATATTGGTCGCAAAGGATGAACCAAGTGCAGTCAATACTTATGGATATCCATCAATCTTCAACTATGAAAATTCACCAAAAATAAAGGAATTAGTTGGATCTGATGCAAACTTGTATCCATTAGTTGTTGATGGAAAAATTGTTAAAGTAATTATAAAAAATTCAGGAACAAATTATTTCAATACCATTGAATTGCAAGTAGATGGTACTGGATATGGTGCAAAATTAGAACCAACTATAGTGGATGGTGAAATTACTAATGTTTCAATAGTAAATCCTGGAGTCGGATATGATTCTAATGCAAAGATAAAAGTAGTTCCATTAGGCAAAAATTTAAAGATATCTGCAAATATAGATTCTTGGCAAATTAATGAGGTAGAAAAGTTAAAGCAATCTAATCTCTCTGGAGGAGCTCTTTTAGGTAAAAAGTATTCAGAATTTGGAAATATTTTTGGAATATTCTATCTGAGCTCAGATCTCTCATCTTTATTTGAAATCCCATCACTTGCACCTACACAAAATCCAACAGTACACTCTAGAATAATTGGATGGTCCTATGATGGATCTCCAATTTATGGTCCAGATGGATATAGATTTACAGATGGTACTGGTGGCGTTAGAAGAATGAGGAGTAGTTATAGATTAAAGACTATTTTAGCAAATAATAGACCACCATCATATGATGCAAAATTCTTTGTGGATGATTATGAGTATGTTGAAGGACTTGGAGACCTAGATGAGTATAATGGAAGATTCTGCATAACTCCAGAATTTCCTAAAGGAGTATATGCATATTTTTGCACTATGGATAAAAATAGGACTCCTATTTTCCCATATTTCATTGGCAAAAATTATAAGTTTGTTCCAGAATCTTCAAATTTTGATCCAAAAATAAATCAAGATTTGGATTTCAATTCATTAAACATATCCAAATATACTCTTCCATATGGAATAGAAAATAAAGAAAATTACTATGAATATTTTGAATTTAATCAGAAATATCCAGATGGTGAAATTATAGTAACAAATACTTCCAGAGGAAGAGTAGATTCTATAGAAATTTTAAATGGTGGTTCAGACTATTCAATAGGAAGTAATATTATATTTGATGAAACAGATACTGGAGGATCTGGAGCATTAGCACAGGTATTAGAATTGTCTGGTGTTGGAATTAGTAGCATCAATTCCAACTCACAAATTATATCTAATGTCAATTTTGTTTATAAAGATGGAAGCGTTATTGGAATCTGTACTGAAGTTCATAACATAACAAATGGAGATTATGTCAATATTACTGGAATCTCAACAGAAAAATTCAATAGTTTAGAAGGATTTGTACAAATATCAGTACCATCAGTTTCTTCAAAATTACTACAAAATGTTCAACAACAGTCTGTTACTGGAATAGTAACATCAATTAAAATTAAAGATCCAATCTCAAAATTTGAAATAGATTCTTTAATTGAAATTGATTCAGAAACAATGCAAGTTATTGGGTTAGACTATAAGAATAATTGTATTAATGTTCTAAGAGAAATTGGAGCATCTTCTCATGATCCAGATTCTAATGTAAATGTTCTACAAAAAAATATTAAAATTAGATCTAATATAGTAGAACTCCCAGATAGTGATGAAGTTTATTATTTCAATCCTAGTGCATCAGTTTCAATTGGTATTTCCACTGAAGTTGGAGTTGGAAATACCTTAACAATCTATCCATTTGGATATGGAGTAAGTCAAAAAAAATTCTTAAGACATGGTGGAATATTCTTACCAAATCATAAATTTGTTACTGGGGATACACTCACATATATTCCAGATTCTATTTCTATTGAAGTATCTAATGTTGGAAACTTGGATGAAATTGACAATCTTTATGTAGTCAAACTTGATAATGATTCTATTGGATTAACTAGCATTAGGTCTCAAATTAATTCCACAGATAATCTATTATTATACACATCAGCAGAAAATAGCTTCTTACACAAATTTAAAACTAACAGGTCAATAGTAACTGGCAATATCATTACTAATCAAACTGTTGTAAGTACAGCATCAACTCATGGATTATCTGTAGGAGATAAAGTATACTTAAATGTTAAATCAGGAATTACCACAACATTTGCTGTTACCTATGATGATGTGACTGCAAAGTTAAAAATTAATTCCAATAACAATCCACTAGTAAATGTTTATGAAAATGATACAGTAGTATTTGACTTGTCTTCAGGTACTCTATCTGATACTACATTTAAGTTGTATTTGGATAAAAATTATCAGATAGAGTATTTTGGGAACAAAGAAAATGGTCTTGAAGTTACAAGACAAAATAATTCTCTTACTCTAAAAATTTCAGAGTACACTCCAAAAATTTTATATTACAACATTGACACTTCAACAAAAGATGTATTTTCAGATCAATCAGTAGATAGGTTTAATACAATTTTAATAAATTCAAGTTCTTACAATAATACTGTATGTAAGATAATTGATTCTACAACTAATACATTTACTATAAATTATCCAGAATATCCAGAAAGATTATCATATACATCAGAAGATTCAGAATTGTCATACAATATAGTTTCTTCAAATACCACTGGACCAATTTCAAAAATCAAATTACTATCTAAGGGAAATAATTACAAAAAGTTACCACAAATCAAATACATTGAAGGAGTTGGGAAAAATGCAAACTTGCTTCCATCCAGTACTACTATAGGAAAGATTTTAAATCATAAAGTAGTTAATAATGAATTTATTCTTCCAACAGACAGAACATTAAAACCATTTTCAAATAGTTATAGTAGTGTATTTTTATCTAAAAATTATACAGTATCTAATGTTGAGATCATCTCAAGAGGATCAAACTACTTAAGTTCACCAAAAGTTAATTTGTATAGCAAATCTTCAGATACATTAATTTCTGATTTTGATGCCTTTGTTACTATAAAAAATGGATCTATAGATGAATTTATAATTTCAAATCCAGGTAAAGGATTATTATCTACAGATGATCAAATAATTTTTACTGAGAATAACAATGGAATTAACATCCTAGATGTATCATACAATCCAACTAATTCTCAAGTTACCCTTACATTAGAAACACCAGTTCTTGGATTTACTACAAGCAATCCACTTCCATTTGAAGTTGGTGATAAAATATTTGTTGATAATATTGTTTATTTGGGTAATGGATATAATTCAAAGGATTACTCTTATAAATTCTTTGATGTTGTTGGAGTCCTTACTGCTTTTGGATCTCAAGATGCATCTCAAATCATGTATGAAATAGATGTAGATCCAGGAACTTATATTCCTTCCAGTTCTTTGGCAAAAGGGGCTTATGTTGTAAACTCTAAAGATATTCCAGAAATCAAAGTTAACTTAACTGAGAATATATTTTATAGTGATGAACCAGTAGATGGTTCTAAAATTATAGGAAACACCAATAATGATCCATTAACTAAGTTAATTAAAATACAAAGACCAAACACAATTGAAGTTAATGATGTTATTGTTGGAGATTATAGTAGATCTAAAGGTACAGTCATTAAAGTTGAAAACTACAATACAACTTTAAAAACATCTACTAGTGTAACACAAGAAATTGGATGGACTTCTGAGCAAGGAAAACTATCAACAATAGTTCAAAAACTGCCAGATAATGATTATTATCAAAGATTTTCATACTCTCTTAAGAGCAATCAACAAATATCTAATTGGTATTCAATCATATCAGATTTGTCCCATGTTTCTGGATATAAAAAATTTGCAGACTTAATATTAGAATCTGAGTCTGTAGGAGTATCTACAATTAAATCAGAGTCATCTTCTCAAATTAATATATCTCTACAATCATATGGAGATATAAACACTGTTAATGATTTTGACTTAGTTAAAGAAAATGTAGAAGATTATGACTTGTATGCTTCAGATATAATTGCCTTTGACAGTAAAATTCTAACAGATTATCTGTTATCAAAAAATAATAGAGTATTATCTATTGATGATATTTCAAATCTATTCAATACTGATATTCCAAAACAAGTAACTATTCCTATTGATGAGGTAAATGGTGTTACTGCACTGAAATATATTTTCTTTGTACAATCTTCATCATCATTCCTTGGAGATTTTATTTTCCCACAGTTCTTTGAACTATCTGCAGTTAGGAATAACAGTACAATATATCTTTCATCTTATGCAAATAATGGCATTTTCAACATGGGTAATGTTGTTGCATCTGTAGTAGATAATGATACTTATATTATAAATTATGTTCCAGACAATCCATTTAGCACATTCCTAATTAGAGCAATTAGAGAGGATTCTAGTACAACTATTGGTGTAACAACTACATCTTATGGGCACACTAGAAATGTTGCAATAACAACTTCATATGCCTCAGAAGTCACTCCAACTGAAAAAACAATATATTCTATACCATTAACTGAGTCTTCATCTGGAACGTTGTTTGTAGGAATTTCTTCATATTCTAGTAATATAGAGTCTTTTTATGAACTTTCATTCTTACATAACAATGGAACTATTGAAACTAACTTATACAATCTAAATGATATTTCTGGAATAGGAACTGTTGGTGTTTCTACATCTTCTGGTGACTTAATCATTACCTATCAAGGAGTATCAGGAGTTGGAGTAACCATACATGGAAACTTCAATTTCTTAGTAGAAACTGCAGCACCCCAATCTACAATATCTGATAGTCTTACTAGATTAAATAGTTCTGAAATAAATTTCTCTGGATCATCTCAGGTTGCAATTTCATCCATTTCTTCTGAATATGGGGCATCCAAATATGTCATAGAGGTTACAAAAACAACTTCTGGCATCAATACCTCAAAAAGTTTAATCGCACTTGACTCTATACATTATAAAAATGGAGATTATTTAAATCACATATATTATTCTATTCTTGGAAATATAAATGACTTAAACTTTGAAACTAATTTTGACATTGCATCAAATGAATATATTCTAAGTTATATACCTAATGGATCTGCAGATTATTCTATTAAATTCTTTGAAAAGAACATCTTATCAATAAACACATAAAATGGCAAGTATAGACGCTACTTATATTCCAAATATATTTGGAAGAACTTCATTTCCAATAAGACATAGACAATTTTCAGTTTTTAAAAAAACTTTTGCAGGAAATAGTTCACGTGTAGTCAATGTAGAAAATGATACTATATACATCCCAAATCATTTTTTCACTACTGGGGAAGAATTGAATTATTTGCCAAATTCATATTTGGGGCAAAGTATTGGGATCAGTACATTAAGTCCAGGTGCATCTGGAATATCTACACTTCCAGGAACAATTTATCCTATTGTAATAGATAAAGATAATATTAGGGTTGCTTTAGCGTCTAGTTTAGCATTTTCAAATTCATATGTAGACATAACTAATGTTGGTGTTGGGACAAATCATACTTTAACATGCACAAAACAAAATACCAAATGTTTGATATCTGTTGACAATATCATACAATCTCCAATTTCTGTCTCATCTACTGTAGGTATTGTAACAGTTTCAACCTCTAATGCAGGTCAAATTACAGTAGATTCATTAAAGAATATAAAATTAGCATCAATTTTAAAAATCAATGATCAGTTATTTAGAGTAACTTCAATAAATTATGATACTAAGGAACTTAGTCTTTATGGTGGAAAAGATTTCTTAGGAACTACTGGAACTGTCATAACAGGAGTTTCTACAGCTTATGTAATGGAAGGAAATTATAATATAGTTGAAGATATAATTTATTTTACAAGTCCTCCTTTAGAAGGTATTACTTATGTAATAGAAGTTGATCCTAATGATATTCAATACACAACCACTGGCATAACTTCCTTTTCCTTCAATTATTTTACAAATAATTATGTAACAGGATCTCAAGTAAAATTATATGCAAAAACTCCACCAAATGGATTAGTATCAAGCAATAATTATTTTATTATAAAAAATACAGAAAATAATTTTAGTTTTTCTCCAAGTTATTTGGATGCTATAAATGGAAATAAGGTAGAGATACAAGATTCTCTAGATCGTTTAAATCCAGTAACAACATTACAATTAGAGCAAATTCTTCCAAATCAAAATAGTAGTTTCCATGGAAGAATATTTTTAAGATCAGATTATTCCAAAAATGAAGTATATGATGATGTATCTGAACAATTTAATGGAATTAGTAGTTCATTTACATTAAAAGTTTCAGGAATTAATACTACTGGCATTAAAACTGATAATGGAATTGTTTTAGTAAATAACATATTCCAATATCCAGAATCTGATGAATCTTTCATTTTCAATGAAGATGCTACTAGTGGAATAACTAGCATTACCTTTAGTGGAGTAATACATCCATTACAAGAAGTGATTGGAATATCAACATTTAAAGATTATGATGTTAATGTAAGAGGATTGCCAAGAGGTGGAATTATAGTTTCATATGGATCTACAAGTGGAATAAATTATCAACCAGCAGTTCAAGCAGAAGCTTATATCAGCAGAGTTTTACCAGAGCAAACTATAGATATAGAAAATATTGAGATTTCTGTTCCAGGTTCTGGATATAGAACAGATGGAGTATATAATGTTTATTTTGAGTCTACTGCTGGAATAAGAACCACAGGAATTGCCACTGCAATAGTAACTGATGGATCAGTAACAGGATTTATAGTATCTGAAGTTGGAGTTTACACTGGAGGAACACCTCCATTTGTAATTATAGATTCTCCATATGCATATGAAAATATGCCTTTAACTGGATCAAATGCTGGCATAGGTGCTTCTGTTTCATTCAATATTTTAAGTAATGGAGCAATCTCTGATCTAAAATTCACTAACCCTGGTTATGGATATACTGTTGGAGAAATTTTAACTCCAGTGGGAACTGTAGGAATGTCCACTCAATCAGAAGATGACAAATTAAAAATAACTGTTAATGAAGTTTCTAAAGATAAATTTGCAGCTTGGAATATTGGTATATTGCAAAAACTAGAAGATCTATCATCCTTTGCAAATGGATCTAGAAAGACATTTACAATTAAAGAATCTATAGGTGAAGAAATTCAACCTCTTAGCTTAGAGTATGAAAGAGGATCTGAATTGGAATTAGCATATAACTTGTTAGTTTTTGTTAATGATGTTTTACAGATTCCAGGACAATCTTATATTTTCAACAGAGGAACTCAAATTACTTTTAAAGAAGCCCCTCCAACAGGAAGTTCTATAAAGGTATATTTCTATAAAGGAAGTACAAATGATACAGAACTAATAAATATAGATCCTCCTATTAAGCCTGGAGATAAGGTACAAATTCAGAAAGATCTATTAGACCCATTCCCATCAAGACAAAATAGTAGAACAGTTAAAAAGATATTAACTTCAGATTCTCTACAAACTGAATACTATAACAAAAATGGATTATCCAATGATTCTTCACAATTAAGATCAGTTTCTTGGACTCCCCAGAAATTGGATATGATTATTTCAGGATCTTATGTAAATAAGTCAAGATATTCACAAAGATCTAGAAATAATAATTATATTGGCATAGGATCAGCATTAGGAACTTTTGTTGGATTGAATACAAATATTATTGGAATTGACACTTCATCTGGAATTGGATCATCTATATTAGTGGGTGATTATGTTGAAGGAGATTATGTCGGTTATGGTGTAAGTGTAGTTTCAATTGGATCAAGTTCTATTGTAATTGGCGAAAGAGGAAATCTTTGGATTTATGATCCCACAAGAGAGTCTCCACAAAAGGTTTGGTATAATGCTGGAAGAAAGGGAACATCTTCAAATATAATAGGAATTGTTACTACAAATTCTCTATTGACAGATCCAGTAGGATTTTTAACTACAACTTACCCATCTGCAGTAAGTGGAGATGGAGTTGTTGATTATACAACCTCCATTACATCAATATCCCCAGCAGGTATAACTACATCTACAATTTATGTTTGGAGAAAATTATAATAAATAACATAAAAGTGTCCAATAAAAATGCCTGCAATTATAACTGATAATTTAAAAATTAGAAATTGTACAAATTTTATAAATGATGTTAGTACTGGAAACTATTATACATTTATTGGATTGTCAAATTATAATGATTATTACTTAGATTGGAACAGCAATACTCCAGATCCTGTAGACAATTTTGATTATTTGAATGAGTATAGAACTACTATTTTGGGCGTCAAAAGAATAACTTCTTCTGATGTTATTAGAGTAATTCCAAAAATTCAGTGGAAATCTGGAGTTAGATATGATATGTATAGGCACGATTATAGTAGATATAATCGTACCCCATCTACAAATTATACCAGATTATATGATAGTAACTTCTATGTTATGAATAAAGACTATAGAGTCTATATTTGTTTGTATAATGGAGCAGCAGTTTCAAATAATAATCAAGGTATTGTTTCAGTAAATGAACCTTTACATACTTCAGAATCTCCAGAAACTGAACTTGATGGGTATGTTTGGAAGTACCTCTACACAATATCTCCTGCAGATGTTTTAAAATTTGACTCTACAAATTATATTTCATTACCAAACAATTGGGATACTTCTACAGATTCTGAAATTTCTAGAATTAGAAACAGTGCAGTTAATGGAAAAATTGAAACAATTATCATAGAAACTGCCACTAGTTATTTAATTCCTGCAACAACTCGTGTTATTAATGATGTAGATATTCTTGGAGATGGTGCTGGAGGAAAGGCATCAGTAACATTTAATGATCAAGGATATCCAATTCAAGTAACAGTCAGTGATGGTGGATTTGGATATACCTTTGCAACTTTAAATTTGGATGCAGTTGTTCCCCCACAAACTGAGAAGTCTATATTCAATGTCATCATTCCTCCCCCAGGAGGACATGGAAAAGATATCTATAAGGAATTGGGTGCAAATAGAGCATTAATTTACTCTAGAATTGAAAATACAATCACAAATCCAGATTTTATTGAAGGAAACCAATTTTCTAGAGTTGGAATAATAAAAGATGTTACATATTTTGGAAGTGATACTATCTTTTCAGAAACCACTGGATCTGGAGTATATGGTGTAGCACTATTAAAATCTGGAGCATATGATGCAGCAACATCTCCAGAAGATTCTACAATATATCAACCCAATACTGATACATTTGCAAGTTTAGTCAGTGCAACTTCTATAGGAACAACAACTATAGTAAAATATACAAAACCAAGAGAGTATTACATAGATACATATTCTTCAGGTAATGTTTCAAATTCCTTTGATAGATATCTAACTGAAGGAGTTGGGTTCAGCACCTCATCAACATATACATATACAAACTTAGATAATTCAGATGTTACAATTAATAATGTTCCTGGATTTACTGTAGTTAATTTTTCTGGATCCTCTATTGGCGACACATTTTTGGGACAACAGTTTGTTGGAGGATTATCAAATCCAGATATAAATACAAAGAGTGGTGAGATTGTATATATTGATAACAGAGCTTCTGTTTCTAGACAATCTCAACAAAGAGAAGACATTAAAATCATTATAGAGTTCTAACAATGCCCCAAAGTACTAATTTAAATAAGAGTCCTTATTTTGATGATTTTAATGAGGATAAAAATTATCATAGGGTTTTATTTAAACCAGGCGTAACTGTACAAACTAGAGAATTAACTACATTACAGTCAATTCTTCAGGACCAGCTTGAAAAATTTGGAAATGGGGTATTTTCAGATGGTGGAATGGTAGTTCCTGGTGGATTTAACTATGATTCAGATTTTACCTGTGTAGAAATTGAAGATACTTATAAGGGTGTTGATACTGAGTCTTATTATCAAAATTTAGTTGGTACAAAAATAAAGGGGAAAATAACAGGGATAATTGCAAGGGTAGTAAAGGTTTTATCTAGATCAGATTCAGAAAGAGGTAATACTACACTTTATATAAAGTATGTTTCTTCTTCAGATAATCAAGATTCTGATGTATTTACAAAAGAAGTTTTTGATGATGGTGAAGAATTAATTACCTTATCAGATCTTCCTGTTGGAAGTTCTTTGATTGCAGCAAATTCTGAATTTGCAAGAGTGATTGCATTGCCAAACAGAAGTGCAACTTCTACAGGATCAGCTGCCAATATTATAGATGGAATTTATTTCATCAGAGGATTTTTTGTAAATGTCTATACTGATACTATAATTTTAGATCAATATACAAATTCCCCATCTTATAGAGTTGGACTGCAAGTTACAGAAGATTTAATAGATTCCAATGAAGATTCTTCATTAAATGATAATGCTCAAGGATTTTCAAATTATGCTGCACCAGGAGCAGATAGATTAAAAATAAGTTTAAGTCTGATTAAAAAATCTTTGACTGACTATAATGATGATAGTTTTGTTGAACTATTCAGAGTTCAAAATGGAGAATTAATAACACTTAAGAAAAATGATAGATATTCATTTATTACTGACATTTTAGCAAAAAGAACTTTTGATGAGTCTGGAAATTACTATGTAAATGCATTCGCAGTTGAAGCATTAGAATCTCTGAATAATAATCTGGGAAATGGTGGATTATATCAAGAAACTCAAAAAACTTCAGAAGGATCTACTCCCTCAGATGACTTAGCAATTTTAAAAGTATCTGCTGGAACAGCATATGTAAAAGGTTATGAAGTTCCATCTTCAACCAAAACAGTAGATTTTCCAAAAGCTCGAGATGTTAAAGAAGTAGAATCATCAGCTTCATCTTTTTATGGTGGAGATCTTTTAAGAGTCAATAATGTATTGGGAGTTCCTAATATTGGATTGACTACAACATTCTCAGTATCCCTCTTAGATCAGAGACTTGGAAATGGAGTAGGCATAGGAACTACTATTGGATATGCAAGAGTATATGATTTTGAGTCAAATAATACATCATATCAAAATCCTTCAAGTGAATTTAATTTATACTTGTTTGATATTCAAACATATACAAATGTAACTTTCAGTTCAGCCATCCCAGAATTGACTGTAGGATCTTATGTCAAAGGTAAAAATACAGGTTCCTATGGTTATGTAAAAGAAATTAATGTAGCAAATGTAAAACTATATCAGGTATCTGGAAGTTTCAATGTTGGTGAACCTGTTTATGTAAACGGTACTTTAGTAGCACAAACTATTACAAACATTGTAGATTATTCCATAGATGATATTAAGTCTGTGGTTGGATACTCTGGAGTTTCAACTTTCTCCGCAGATACTGTACTTTCCAAGAAAAGTGAAATTAGGGGTCCATTTAATTTCACCCCAGATGCTCCATTTGGTATTATATCAATTGATAGTGGATCTTCTTTTGCAGCAAATTTAAAAGTCAATGACATAATTGAATATTCAATTGCTGGAAATAGTTCTCCAGTTTATGCTGGAATTACTTCAATATTCTCAACTAAAAATAAAATTGTTGTATCTGGAGTTTCTACAGTTTCCAATGTTTGTGTAGGAAACATTGGAGTATCAACTTTATCAATCCAAAATATTAAAGTAATAAGACCACAAATAACTACTAATTCTCAAAATTCTTCTCTATACACAGAATTAACTCATAAAAATATTGCTAATGTCAATACATTAAATTCAAATATTTACATCAAAAAGCAATATGATAATCTAACTAAATCATCAACCACTTTAACCTTACCAAATTTAGTTGGTGACTATGCTTACTCACAATTTGATGAAGAAAGATATGTTGTAGTTAATGCTGATGGATCAGTAGAAAACTTATCAACAGCAACCTTTACTAGATCTAATGGCAACAAAAGTGCTGAATTTACTAATCTAAGTGCAACTGCAGGACCTTGTAGGGTAATTACTACACAAATTAAGTCTAATGTAACTAATAAATTTAAGAAGTTAAATAGATGTTCTTCTGTACAAATTACTAAAACCAAATATGCTACTCCACCTAATGTAGGATTAACTTCATCTCTAGTGTATGGAACTAGAGTAGAAGATCAAGAAGTTTGTTTGAATTATGCAGACATTATTGAAGTTCATGGAATATTTGAATCTGCAGACTCAAACAGCCCTGCTATTACATATTTGACATTAGATCAAATTAGTGGTCCAAATTCTAATACCAATGACCTAATTATTGGAGAATTGATTGTAGGTCAAGATTCTGGTGCTGTTGCAATCTATGCTGAACAAAGAGCAACTAATCAAACATATGTAATTTATAAAAATGACAAAGTTTTTAATGACTCTGAAAAAGTTGTATTTAGTGAAAGTGGTGTAGAAGCAACTGTATTGGAAACAACTGTAGGAAAT